CTCGTATTATTTCTCCTGCTTTGCAACAGGCTGTTGAGTCTTCCGTAGCGGAACTGGAGGAAGCTACCTTTGGTCGTGGTAAGTGGTTTGACATCAGCGATGATCGTAATGATCCTGATGCGTCAGACATCATGTATTTACGCAACCAACTGCATGAGGACTTTGGTAAGACTAAGATCCGTAAGGCTGTAGCTGAGTGTCTCATCAACGCTGCTGTCTTTGGTACGGGTGTTGCTGAAGTTGTTATTTCTGAAGAAAAGGAAATGGCTCCTGCTACACAGCCCATCATGGACGGTGACCTTACAGCCGTAGGCGTCAACATTCGTGACCGTGTTGTAGTTAAGCTACGTCCTGTCATGCCTCAGAACTTCCTCATTGATCCTGTAGCAACCTCCGTAGACGAAGCCCTTGGTGTGGCTATTGATGAGTTTGTGTCACGTCACATTGTAGAGCAACTACAGGAACAGGGTGTCTACAAGAAGATGTACCTTGGTAACGCTTCTGAGGACTTTGACATTGAACCCGATCAGGATCTTACTTTGTATCAGGACGACAAGATTCGTCTTACAAAGTACTACGGTCTTGTTCCACGTCACTTGCTTGAGGCTGCTGATGAGTACGAAGACTTAGGCACTGAAGAGGAAGAGAACAAGAGCTACTACGTTGAGGCTGTTGTTGTCATTGCCAACGAAGGTCATCTTCTGAAAGCGGAAGCGTCTCCCTACATGATGCAGGATCGTCCTGTTGTTGCATTCCCATGGGACGTAGTTCCTTCACGCTTCTGGGGTCGTGGTATTTGCGAGAAAGGTTACAACAGTCAGAAGGCTCTTGACGCAGAGATTCGTGCTCGTATTGATGCTCTGGCGCTCACAGTGCATCCAATGATGGCTATGGACGCTACTCGTATTCCCCGTGGTACTAAACCAGAAATCAGAGCAGGGAAGTTAATATTAACCAATGGCGATCCTAAAGAAATTCTTAATCCGTTTAACTTTGGTAATGTGTCTCAGATTACCTTTGCACAAGCTCAAGCACTACAGAGCATGGTTCAACAAGCAACTGGAGCAGTTGATTCAGCTGGTATCGCTGGTAACATTAACGGAGAAGCTACTGCTGCTGGGATTAGTATGTCTCTTGGTGCTATCATTAAGAGACACAAACGTACTCTAATCAACTTCCAAGAGTCTTTCCTGTTGCCTTTTGTAGAGAAAGCTGCTTATCGTTATATGCAGTTTGAACCTGAACTGTACCCTGTCAAGGACTACAAGTTCAACGCTACAAGCTCTTTGGGTATCATTGCTCGTGAGTACGAAGTCACTCAGCTTGTACAGTTGCTACAGACAATGCAGCAGGACAGCCCACTGTATCCTGTGTTGATTCAGTCAATCATTGACAACATGAATCTGTCCAACCGTGAAGAGCTTATTGCTACAATGAAACAAGCTTCTCAGCCTAACCCTGAAGCACAACAGATGCAACAGGCTCAGATGCAAGCTCAGATGGCCTTCCAGAACGCACAGACAGCCGCTCTGGAGGCGCAAGCACAAGAGGCTATATCAAGGGCTCAGAAGTACGCTATGGAGTCTCAGATGCTTCCTCAGGAGCTTGAGATTGATAAGCTAAAAGCAATCACAACTAACATACGTCAAGGCGAAGAGGATGATCGAGAGTTTGAACGTAGACTCAAGATTGCTGATCGCCTACTTAAAGAGAAAGAAATAGACTTGAGAAACCGTGGAGGTCAAGCAAATGGTAGTGTCACAAGCCCAACTCAACAAAGTGCTGGAGGAAATCAACAGCAGCTACAGCAAGCTCTTAGAGCGGTTGGCAACGTTGGAGGCCAAGGTCAATGAAAAAGAAAGATCCAAGACTGGAACGTCAACAAGCAAACGAACGACACAAACAGTGGCGACTAAAAAATCCTGAAAAGTGGAAAGCTATTGCTGCTAAGTCTAGGTTAAAAAGAAAAGAAAAAATAAAAGAAGCAGATAAGAAATATAGGCAGCGTCCTGAAATAAAAGCAAAAAACGCAGCTAACCAATCAAAATACAGAGCTTTGTTAAAGAAAAGAACCGTATCTTGGGCAAACTTAGAAGCTATTGACTTTGTTTTTTATGCTGCTGCCTGTATAAATAAAGTATACGGAGGTAAGGTTACTGTAGACCACATAGTACCATTACAAGGAAAAACTGTATCAGGTCTTCATGTAGAAAACAACTTACAGTTAATGTCTCTTTCTAAAAATTCTTCAAAAGGTAATAAGTATGCCTAAAGAAAAAGACCCTAGATTAAAACGAGCTGGAGTTTCTGGGTACAACAAACCAAAGAGGACTCCGAGTCATCCAACTAAATCACACGTTGTTGTTGCCAAGGAAGGCGACAAAGTTAGAACAGTACGTTTTGGTCAACAAGGTGTTAAAAAGAATCAACCAGATAAAAAGAAATCTTTTAATGCTAGACACAAATGCGATCAAAAGAAATCTAAACTAACAGCGGGATATTGGTCCTGTAGGAACTGGTAATGATGAAAGCAAAAGCAACTAAGAAAGCATTTAAACCTTGTAAAGGTTGTCCAACTCCAGCACGTTGTAAGGCTGCTGGTAAATGTATGAAGAAGGCTAAGAAGTAATGGCTAAATTAACACCACAACAGAAAGCAAAGGCAAAAGCTATGTCAAAGCGTAGAGGTGTTAAGTATCCTAACGCTTGGTCAAACTTGGCAGTTGCTAAAGGTAAATCAACCAAAAAGAAAAAGGAGAAATAGCTATGGCTTGTGGATATGGCAAAGGCAAAAAGAAACGTGTGAAAAAATAACAATAATAAACACTTGACTTTTACTACAGAGTATGATATAATTACACTCATTAAAACCAACTGTCCCACTAAGGAGAAACAGTATGACCAAAGAACTAGAAGCCTACTACAACACATACTTCGACTTGTTTCGTACAGACGGCTGGAAGCAGCTTGTAAACGAGTTAAAAGACAATGCAATTGCATTAAACTCTGTAGAAGGTGTTAAAGACGAAAACGATCTTTATTTTAAGAAAGGACAAATTGCTGTATTAGCAAACCTTGTTAATTTAGAGACAACAATTACTAATGCCTTTGAAGAGATTAATAGTGATGCGGAAGCTGTATGATTTTCGCTGCACTAACAATCACACCTTTGAAGCATTTGTAGAAGCAGACGTCCACACTAGTAGGTGCAAGTGTGGTTCTGATGCGAAACGGCTTATAAGCCCTGTCAAGTGTTCCCTCGATCCATTTAGCGGTCATTTCCCTGGCGCTACGGATAAGTGGGCTAAACACCACGAAGACATGGCTAAAGCCTCTAACTAACAAGAGCACTTAGTGCAAACCTTGTTAATCCCTTTCTCCATAATACTAGTAAGTACGGAGTTTAATAATGGCCAGAGCGCAATTTATAGACGAGCGTCTTGAAGACGATGATACGGAAACACACGCATTAGAGCAAGAAGAACAATTTGAGGCTCCGACGGAAACAACCGACGAACAACCTCAACAAGCTGACGACAACATCCCTGAAAAGTATCGTGGTAAAACCGTACAAGAAATTGTACAGATGCACCAGGAGGCTGAGAAGTTGTTGGGACGTCAAAGCTCTGAAGTTGGTGAGTTACGTAAAGTAGTAGATTCGTACATTCAGACACAACTCGAACAAAAACAAGCACCAAAAGAAGAAACCGTTGACGAAGAGTTGGACTTCTTCTCTGACCCCAACGGCTCTGTGAGTAAGATGATTGAGCGTCATCCGAAGATTAAAGAGGCGGAAGAGTATACACAGCAATACAAGCGCTCTATAGCGTTAGCTGAGTTACAACAGAAGCATCCAGACATGCAGCAAATCTTACAAGATAATAAGTTTGCTGAGTGGATTAAATCTTCAAAGATACGCACACAGTTGTTTGTACAAGCTGACCAGCAGTTTGACCATGAAGCAGCGGACGAATTGTTCTCGTTGTGGAAAGACAGACAGGCTACAGTTCAACAGACAGCTGACGTCGAAAAGCAAAGCCGTAAACAGGCAGTGAAAAACGCTAACACTGGTAATGCCAGAGGCAATCCAGACGCTAGTGTTAAGAAGGTCTATCGACGCGCGGACATTATTAAACTTATGAGAGAAGACCCAGCGCGATACGAAGCACTATCAGATGAAATCTTTAGAGCGTATCAAGAGGGTCGTGTTAAATAAACATTAGGAGATTAACATGGCAGATGAAACTTCAGGAGCCTATTTTACAGCTAATGCTGTAGTAGACAAAACAGCAGCAGCAACCTTTATCCCTCAGATCTGGAGTGATGAAGTTATTGCGGCATACCAAAAATCGCTTAAGATGGCACCTCTTGTTAAGAAGATGACCATGAAAGGCAAAAAGGGTGATGTGATTCACGTGCCCAAGCCTGTTCGTGGATCTGCTTCTGCAAAAGGTGAAGCAGCAGCTGTAACCATCCAAGCTAACTTGGAAGACGAACTGACTGTTACGATTAACCGTCACTTCGAATACTCACGTCTGATCGAAGACATCGTTGAAGTACAAGCTCTTCAGAGTTTGCGTCGCTTCTACACTGATGATGCTGGTTATGCGCTTGCACTTCAGGTGGACACTGACCTCTTCAACGTAGGTACTGCTTTCGGCGACGGTACTCTTAACCTTGCACCTGGAGTTACCGGCACTGCGTGGGAGAACAGCAACGTTTACTTTAACGATGCTACTAATGGACTAACCAACTACACTGACGACACTGTTACTGCTTCAGACGTTTTTGATGACGCGGCACTTCGTGGCCTTATCAAGAAAATGGATGATGCAAACGTACCAATGGACGGACGTGTCTTGATTATCCCACCTGCGCTTCGCTCTGAAATCATGGGTACTCAGCGTTATGTATCTAGCGACTTCACCGATCCACGCACTGTACAGT